TTTTGTTATCTGTCTTACTTTCTTAATCTTATGTGGATCTACGTATCTTAATTCTTTAATACCATCTTGCGGTGCATCTAAATCAATCACCTTATGGTAATACATTCTCCCATCAATGTACCATCTGCGGAACATCTCATGTGCTTTACTATCAAATCCGAATAAATTTTTGATGTAATCAAACTCATCACGGATCATAGTTTTTACACTATCACTCACCTCAAGGTTATCCAAGTTAACTTGAACAGGACTATCGTTCTGATCAGCAACTATTGCTTCATGAATAATATCTTCGATGGCTTCATCCACTTCTGGGTGCATCGCCATCTCACGATACTTCTTCACCATGTCATACTCAGTCTTGAAGTTACCGTCTAGATCAAGGTATTGACCATAGTAACCTCCTGCAATATAACTAGTAGCTCCATCGTCAGAAGAAGGTGCAATAGGAGACGGAGCACGACTCTTTACATCCTTCTTCTTAAACGAGAAACCGAATAACTCTGCCATAATATTTGTGGTTTCTTATCTTTATTATTTATGCGGGTTTCTAAACGAGAGAATCGTTAGAACTATTTCCAGCGTCTACTGCCTTAGAGGTGTGGAATTGATATGCAAACTCAACATCAAACTCTTCAAAAGAATCGTTGTTGTCATATGCAACTGATACCTGAGATACAGATACAGGGAATGCAGAAAACAATTCGTATTGACGAATTACTTTAAGATTCTGTCCGTCTCCATCAAACTTGCTTAACTGATCTACCTTGATTTGCTTCAAGATACCATCTGAATCAGATGAAATACCAGCAGTTGCAATGTTTGCACCTACACCGTTTGTAAGTTCGATCCATTTCTCATATGCTGCACGCAATTCAAATGCGTCATCCATATAGAATGTTCCAGTCCATGTCTCATAAGTTCTGTCGCCAGGCACTTTAAGTACACGACCTCTGAATGGTAATTCAACAGTTCCTACACTTGTTGCAGGAAGTGCTGCTGCTTTACACATATATGTTACTGACTCTTCTGGTTTTCCAGTTCCGTCAATTGTTGGTTCTGCTACTCCACTTGGGAATCCATGTTCTACTGAGAACAGGTTAGGGCGAACCCCGCCCTTAATTGCCGATTGGAAAGTTAGTAAACCTAATCCTTTAGCTGCCATTGTTAGTGTGCTCCGATGTTATCTGCGTGGGACGACTTCTTCAAATGATACACCTGTTCGTGTAGCAATGAATGTCAGTGTGATAAAGTTGATTGAACGTGCAGGCTTGATATAGAAATCTGCCTTAAATTCGTTCGCGTCGATGATTGCACCAGTGTTATTAGTGCTGTCACATACAACTAAGAAATCTGTAATTCCTCTTTCGGCTTGAATACCTCTAAGGAATGGTTCAACAACATTCTTAAAGTTGTTACGTGTGAACTCATCATTAAGTTCAAAAAGGACTCCCTTCGCAGCGTTGCCGATTGTCTTTTCTATCACATTGAATAGACGACGGACGTTGATGCGATCAAATGCAGATGGTGAAGCGAGAGCAGTTTTGTCTCCAAAGAGGACAATGCCTTGACCAGGTAAAGAAGTAACTGGGTTAATTCTATTCTGATAAAGTGAATCTCTTTCGGATTTAGTTGGTGAGAATGCTAGTTTAACAGCACCTCTGATTGCACCACGATTCAATCCTGCTGGAGAGAACCATGGAGTACCGTTTGCAGTTACGCTTGCACATAATCCTGCAACGTCTCCGTTAAGAGGAACGTAACGATACTTGTCAGCAAATCTGTCGTAGATATACTTCCAACCATTATCAAACACACCGAATGATGTTGCTTGCATGTTGTCGTAGAAGTCTACTACATTTTGTGTTTGTGTTGCTGAAGATGTAACTCCAACGACATCTCCGTAGTAAGGGGAGAGGAAACCAACACAGTCTTTTCTTCCAGAAGCAACTGAAAGAACCTTAGCAGCGATTGCTTGTGTGTTTGTTTTACTTGATGCATCGCCAGGACCCATGAGGACGTAATCTATATTCAATGTCTCAGTATCTGCAAACTCAGTAAGACCAGTTATGATTTCACCAGATGTTGCGGATAATGTTTCAGCACCCTTTACAAAAGTATAACTTCTGTTAGCAGAGTCTGAGGAGAATAAATCGAATGTAGTTGTGCTATCTGAACCAGCGTTACCTGTTCCACCAATGTTAGAACCAGAAGTAATTGCTTGGTTAGCACTTACATCATAAGCATCGTTCTCATGTGAACCCCAGTAAACATACTGAGATTTGTCTTGAATAACTGTTGGGTAGTAATTTACTGCACCTGATGCTGTCTTAGCATTGTTTGCTTTAGAAACATATGTAAACTTCTCAAGTAAAGTATTTGGTTTTCCAGTGATACCACCTGTTGAGTCATATACAACTACGTGCATTTCATCACTAGATCCACCACGATCTGAAACGTAAGGTGAAGTGCCAGGTCTAGGAGCAATTGAATTCCAACTTACACCTGAGAATGCAGTTTGTGAATCATACCAACTAGACTTTGCAGTAACAGTAACGTCACTAACACCGTTTTCAATGATGTCAGTAGCGACCCAAGTATCAGAAGTAAGTAAAGAAACAGTATTTGTTGTTGAATCCCATGCATAGATGGTTCCAGATTTAGATCCGTTAGGTGAAGCAGATGCAGTTGCGACTGCTGTTCCTATTGTAACAGTTGAGAGAGCACCATCTAAAGTCAAAGAAACATCAGCACCTTTGTCAATGATAGAAACTTTAATAGCGTTTGACTCACTGCCAGGATTTCTTGCTGCCCACTTCCATGGGTTTGCTGTAGCAGAAGCATAAGTTGCTTCGTATACATCAATCGTTGGGATTGAAAGAATGTATGGAGATGTGACGTTATCGTCTGATGCAGTTAGTTGTCCACTTGTAGATACACGAACAACATCAAGGACTCCACCATACTGTAGAAAGCTTGCAGCTGTCCACCAAGTTGTTGCGTTACCTTCTGATGGTTCACCGAACTGTTCAATTAGTTGAGATTCGTTTGATATGCGAACTGGTTTAAGAACAGGTCCTTTAGAGAAGGCACCCGCTATTGCTCCGACGTTTACTTCAACCGTCTCAATCGAACCAATAGTCAGATCCCTCTCTTGGATCTCGACTCCTGGCGATACGAGCGTGCTAGCCATGTATTTTACTCCTGATGTAATAACAATTTTTGTCTAATATTATTTAGAAAAAGTCGTGTTTTAGCGATACTCCCACATGTGAGACATGTCTCCATACTCATCTAACCGCCATTTATTTGGATCTTCTTCGTTCATATCAATGCTCCAGACAGTTCCTGTGTTGTCAACTATAGTCTCATCTTCCAGTCCATCGTCTATAAAACCAAATGGTGCCATGTCCTGTTCAATAGCATTCTTTTGATCCTCATATATCCTTCTTCTGATGTCCTGATCAGTCATTTCCTTGAAATATTCCTGTTGTACTAACCATCCAAAGATGACTAAACACATTACAAGGTCATCATTATACCCTTCATCTGCTTCAAATGATTGTTTGTTTTGTATAAACGTAGTCAGTTCTGATACAATGTTGTAATCCTTAACAAGTAACTTATCATCTTCTATAAGAGTCTTAAGGTTAGAGCATCCTTGTGCTTTGACAGTCTTGCTCATTTTTACACCCATCTGTGTTTTATTACCTGAGAATCCCTGTCCGACTATTTGCCCTGCTCTACCACGCATAGCACACATAAGAGTATTTTCATATTCTAGATCATAGAATAGACTTGATGATACCGCTTCACCTATATCATTTACTTCGGTAAGCACGTATGCTTTATTATAATTTGTTGCAACATTGTAGATGACATTAGGAAATAGCATAGGTCTTACTTCCTTGTTTCGATATTTTGCCACCAGTCTCCATGGTGCATGAGTAATATCAATTACCACAAAGGCAGAGTAATCCTGTGCGAGACCACGAGATACGTCCACACATATAATATAATCATGATCACGTATAGGATTTTCATATACGTCGAGAGATCCGTTGGTCGTAAGGGGGTCATCGTAAGTTAGTGTTCTAAGTTTAGCTGCAGTAATTAATGTATCAACAGATCCTAAGAATTCGCATTCAAACTCTTGTGTAAACTGTCGTTCTGATGTATTGGCAATGGTGGTTTCTTTCCACTTGGCATCTCTACCTGGCACTTTTGACCAGTGCACTTCATTCCAAGCATATCCATTTCTACCTTTCTGAGCATCTACCCACAACTTATAGAAGTGGTTCATTCCATTGGGCGTTGAGATGATGATAACTTTGGTTGATGTACCAGATGTAATAGTAGGATAAACAGAGGAAAAGAATTGCTCCGCAATATGATTGGGTATGAACGCAAACTCATCGAGGAATATAATATTAAACGACATACCCCTGACAGCACTTGCTGAAGTAGAAGCAGCGAGAATTTTGGATCCGTTTTCCAATTCCATGGATCCTTTATTGTATACGACGATTCCTTGTTGTATCCAGAGGGGAAGTTGTTCATATGCCAGTTGTAATCTACCTAGCAAATCTCTTGCTGTAGATAATTTGTTTGCAAGAATGCCAACATTAACATTGTCATTAAACAATATGTAGTGTAGTAGATACGACACACAGGTAGTAGACTTACCAGTCTGACGAGGAAGTTTTGCTATATTGAATCTATTTTCATGGAATGATTCTATAAGTTCCTCTTGAAAATCCCACATTTTAAATGGGACTATACCTTCATCAAGAGATATAATCTTAATATAATTCCTAGCAAAATATACAGGATCATCTTTGCATTTAAGATACTCCTGTATTTGGTTTTTAGTAAAATTTATTTCTGTCCCTACCTTCTTAAGGTTGGGGTTACCTAAGTAAAAATCTGCACTCATGCTGTATTGACTTTCAAATAATGCTCAGCTTCTTCTCTCGTGTCAAACCAATGCATGTGATGATTTAACTGCACTTGAAATTTGTGTGACATAGGATCTTGTCCTATTATACCTTCGTAATCTTTCCAATCAAGATCAAGAAGATCTTCCGATACCATTGACATGAGACTTTTCCTCTGCTGCGATCTCGTATTCTAGCATAGAGCGTAGAATAGTTGCACGTGTTGTTTCTCTGAATGCTTCCAGAACTCTAAGTTCTGCTTGCAATTCTTGAACTCTAGACATATTTAGTCTCCTATAATTAACAGTTCCAAGCACGAAGTGACTTGTTGATCCGACTGTCAGGATCTCTGGCAGTCTTCGCACTTGTCAACTTCTTCTTCATACCTTTCATTCTAGCACAGAAACTTGCTCTTCGCTTATTACCTTTCTTCTTGCTTGGTGCTTTTAAGTCAGAACCAGGATTGTCTCTCTCATAAGACTTTCTCCCTTTCTCATTTAAACCACCTTCTTTATTTTTTCCTGCTTTCTTTGTCCATGCTGCACCTTCTTTTACACTATGCTTCTTACCTTTCATCAACATACCATCTGGCATTACATGATAACCCTCTGGAATTGGTTTGCATTTCTGTTCATCATTACAGAAGTATTCTCCTTTACCACACTTAGATTCACTTACCTGATCTTGTGGGAAGTTAGGAACATCAGTTGAACCTTGGACTGCCTTTTCTTTCTTCTTTATCTTTTTACCTTCAACCTGACAATCTGGATCTATCTGTTTTCCATATGTGATACATGGATCTTTACCACAACCACAGTTCTTTGACTTATCGTATTCTTCTTTTTTATCTTTATTCTTTTGCTTGTGTGCTGTAGCGTATGCTATACCTTCCTCACCCTTTGTCAAATTACCATCTTTAGAATAGGATTTCTTGATATGCTTTATCATCCTATCATACTTTGCACCTTTAGGTGCTTCCTCTGTTGTCAATACTACAGGTCCGTCAGTTGGATCTGACTCATGGAATGATATTACTCTACAACCAGGATACATTTTATCACACAGTTTCTGTGCTTGGGGTCTTTGCATTTTAGAAAGAGTTGCCCTATATGCTGTGAAAGTAAATTGCCTACCTCTCCATACTAGAGAGATAACGTAATATCTTCCGTACATTGTAGGTATGCGTGTTGCCATTATCTTGTAAATGCTATTTTTGCTACTTTGACTGATGATCCACCAGCTGATGCTGTCAGTGTGTCTGTTGCATCTTTTTCCATTACCACCACTGTGCCATTAAGAACTGTCATACTACCAATGGTATTACCACCAGAGTCTTTTCTTGTAATTACTGATACAGCACTATGTC